AACAGCCAAACAACGTGCATCTTTGATTGCTGAATTACGTCCTTTAGTTCAATCTTTAGGTGATGCTACTGTTATAGTTCCTTTAATTAAGGAATATATGGAAATTAGTGTTAAAAATGATGATCAATTAATAAAAATGGCAGCTATTGTGCAACGTCTATCAACAGGAGCAGCTCAAAGTGGAGATGGTGGTCTATTAACAGCAGAAGAAATGGATCAACTGATGGATGTAGCTGAAGAAATAGCTAAAACTGTTGAGAAACCAAAAGAAATAGAAGCACCTAAAAAAGAAGAATAATGCCTGTAAATATATTAAAATCAATTGGTTCATTTTTAGGACCCAGAAATAATAAATTTATATTTGCTGCAAAAGTTAAAAAAATAATCCTAGATGGAAGTCAAGAAGGAGAACCAACAGATTTAACTTCAGCTGAAAAATGGGGAGGTTATGATGCTGTAGGGTTAATATTTTATAATAAGATTCAAAAATTACCTAAAACATCAAAAGAAACTAACCTTGATGAAAATGAAAAAGAAGATATAGATAGATGGGATGGTTTTGCAAAACCTTTATTTTCTTTTCAAAAATATTATCCTTTAATAAATGAAGTAGTGCTAATTATTTCTTCTACTAGTAAAGATTATTTAGAAGATAGAAGAAATGTACACGATTATTATTTTCCAGTTTTAAATTTATGGAATCACCCTCACCATAATACTTTACCAGCAGTTCAAAATTACCAAGACCTAACAGAGGAAGAACAATCAGAATTATATAAAAGTGAAGAATATACCCAAGCAGGACTATTAAGAAGAGTATTAGATGATGAATTAGATGTAAATATTCCCTTAGGAGATTATTTTAAAGAACAATTAAATATTCATCCTTTATTACCTTATGAAGGAGATCATATATTAGAAGGAAGATTTGGAAATTCAATCAGATTTGGAGCAACAGCAAGAGCGGATGAAAAAATAATACCTGAACAAAATAAAAATAATTGGTCTAATGGAGCTAAGGGGGAAAATGGAGACCCTATTACAATAATTAGAAATGGTCAATCAGTAGCTTTAGATAACCAAGGATGGATACATGCTACTGAAGATATTAATTTAGATCCTTCTTCAATTTATCTTACCTCAAACCAAAAAATAGATAATTTTATTATAGCATCAGACGCTTGGCATACTTTTGGTATAAATGCTAGTGTTCCTCAAAATGATCAAAACGAAGCACAAAAATTACTAGATGAACCAGCTGAATTTATTCAAGATAAAGAGATAGAAGTAGACAAAATAGAACAACCAAAAGATAATCAAGAAGAAATAAATCAGGGACAACAAGGACAACAACAAGAACAACAAGAACAACAAGAAACTGGTAGTATAGATTATGCAAAACAAGATCAAGAAGCAAGTGGTAGTTTAGCAACAAGTGGTAGTTTAGATGCTCAAACTTCAGGAAGTATATCTGAAGAAGAAGCAGGATTAACAGATGAAGAAGATACAATAGAATACTATCAATTAGACGATGGACAAACAGAACCTGAAGCTATAGAAAGACCTCCACTGCCTGAAAGTTATGTATTAGCATCAGGAGAAAATAAATGTACAAATTGTAAGTTCCATCAAGATAATCAATGTAATAAGTGGGGGGCTAAAGTAAGAGGTAAACATGAACAACCATGGGTTTGTGATGCTTGGGAAGCAAAACCAGCTAAACCTGCATGGACAAAATTACCAAATTCTACTAGAAAAATAAGAAGAGGACAAACAACATCTATTTACAAATATCAAACACGAACAGCTACAGATTTAGTTACTTATTACCATTTAGTAGCAAGTACTGAAGAAGGAATAGGAGAATTAGATGAAAGAGGTTTTGCAAACTCTTCTAAAATAAAATCAGACTTAGGAGATAATTATTTAACAAATTTCCCATTTAAATATGTAGGAGGTCTTACACAGGATTTTGTTGGATTTAATGCGGCATCAGGTAAAACAGTAAATGAATATTATGATGGAGTAAAAATGTTTACTAGGTTAAGAAGTGAGGGTGATGTAATAGACGTACTTTATGAAGGAGGAAATTATGGAAGATATGGTGATGATAAATCTACTTGGCCTTACACTCTTTTAAATCAACAAATATTTGATCCTGAAGAAAATTATGAACGTCCGTTATATGTAGAAGCTAAAATGAGTAGTAGAACTTTTGATAAAGACACAACAGCAGGAAGACAAGTTTTAACAAGCAAAGCAAAAGAAGCTTTTATTAAAAGATTAAAGAAAATAGATCCAGAATTAGTAGGAGAGTTTGATATAACATTAGATGATGGTTATTTTAAAAAGTTTGTAGATGAGGGAAGCAAAACAGTTTTAACTTGTTCTTTTAAAATGATAAATTTAGTAGATAAAGGTAATACACATTACGTAGAATATTAATAAAATGGCTATAGAAGAAAAACCAATAATACAAGATAATGAGGATTTTGCTCCATTAACCCCTATAACTCCAGACAATTATCAGGGTAAACAGGTAATTATTAATGCGGATAGATTAATTTTTAATGCAAGAAGACAATTAACTCAAGAAGCAAAAGGAGCAGCCAATACTTATGAGGGGGGAGATATACATTTATTTTCTAATAATTTTATAGGTTTAAGTACTAAGGGAAGTATACATTTAAACACAGGATTTACAACTGAAGGACAAGATCATGAACAATTATCTAATTATATAGCATTAAATGCACCTAATATATTTATAGGAATGGATAATAAAAAAGAATATCCCGTTGAACCTGCTGTATTGGGAAATAAAAATCAAACATATAATGATAAGTTATTAGATTTTTTAAAAAAATTACTTGATAAATTAAGTAGTGAATATAGACACACAGGAGATAGAGGAGGATTAACTTCTCCTATAGGAGATACATTTAAAGATATGAGAGAAGATTTTGAAGGTGAAGGAACTCCTTTAGAAAATAGTATAGGTGAATTAAGAGCAATATTAAGAGAAGTAAAAAGTCAACATGTATTTTTAAAAAGATAAAATTATGGGATTCAATTTAATGTCGGAGGCTGAAAAAGCCATAAATACAGATATAGGTAATCTTAAAAATGAATTACCAGGAGGTAAAATTCCAGAAGCAGCAGCATTAGCAGAATTAAAAGGTACTTTACCTAATATTAAATCTATAAAAAATGTGTTAGCATCTGATACTAAAGTACCTGATTTTCTTTTAAAAGATTTTAAAGAAGAAGATTTATTAACTACTATTGGTATTCCTAAACCAGAATTAAAAATACCAAAAATTAGCCTAGAAACAACACCTATTTCTTTAAATATGTTTGAAGAAACTGAGCCTAAAATAGAACCTGAAATAGATGTTGCAAAATTAAAAGAAGAAGGACTTACTGATGAACAAATAGCTGAAGAAGAAAGAAAAAAAGAAATTAGACAAAAAAGAAATGATAAAGCAGCAGAAATAATGAATGGGTTAAAATCTAAAGCACAAGGGGCAATAGATGGAATCACGGGAGGAATAGAAGGAGCCATAAATAACGCAACAGGAGGAATAGAAGGAGCTATAAATAATGCAACAGCAGCTGTAACTACTAATATTATAAATAATGCTTTAGGAGGATTAGGAGGGGGATGTGGTCCTAATCTAGCAGCAAAAATAGCAGCTTTTTCGTATTTTAAAGCTCAATTTGGAACTATAAAAGGCCGAGCAGATGGTATAAAAGGAACAATAGATGGGTTAAAAGAAAAAGGTAAGGATGTTATGAAAGGAGGAACATTAGCTACAACTGTAAAAGGAACCTTAGAAGGAATAGATAAATCTTTAAAAAGCGCAGCAAGTTCTTTAAAATCAAAAACAGATCAAATGAAACCTACAGGAGATTTAGGTGGAGATGCTGCTGAACCTGATAATAAAGCAAATAGTGAGGTAAGTCAAAAAACAAGAGAAGCAAGAGATAAAGCAGAAGGTTTTGCAAAAAATTTAAAACAAACAGTAGATAATGTGGGTAAAGTTATAAAAGGGGTATTTAATACATTAAAAAACTTATTAGGAACGGTTATTAATGCTATTGGAGCTATAATGCAAGTAATAAGTTTTATAGCATTTTTAAAACAAATGGCAGAATTAATGATGTTAATTTTTATGAAAAATGATGCTTGTGCTAATAGAGGAGGAAATCAATCTAATAGTGCACAATCAGCAGAACAGTTTTTAGGAGATATAGGATACCCAGGATTTACTGGAGAAGATTTTTCGACATCAATAAATGATGCTATTTTAGATTTAAATACTCCTACATTACCTCCTAGAGGAAGACCTACTCCTAATACTAATTTTCCTAATACAACAGGAGCAGCAATAAATGTAGGAGAAGGATCAAATTTTCCTTCATCTACAGGAACAAAACCCTCAGACCAAATAGATCCTTCAACAGGTTTACCTTTTGATACATCAACAACAACAGGAGCAGGTAATACATTAGGAGGATATGATTTATTTGATCCAATTATGTTTGGTCCAACACAGTTAGGTATTCCTTTAAATGAAGAAGATTTAGACCCTTCTTTATCAGGTAAAACTTTTGATAATCATCCTATATTAGGGGACCTTACAGGCATACACCCCCAATTTATAAATGAATTATATGAAGATGGTATTCTTCCTTTAGTTGATCCTAATAATCCTAAAGCATTAGAACCAGATCAATACGCAAAAGATTTAGATAGATTATATGATGAATTAGAGGATGAACTTAATGAAACTAAACAAATTGAATATATAGAAAGACTATATAATTTAAACTTTGAGATGATAGGATACAGACGTTATTTCGATAGAGCTTAAAACAATTATATTTATAACAAACAACAATTAACAATATGAAAGCAAAAACATTTGAAAATCTAATTAGAAGAGTAGTTAGGGAAGAAATTGATTATGCATTACGTAGAGAAATAAAATCACTTAAAGAAGATTTACGTGATGAATTAAAACCAACAATTACAGAGCATAAAGAAAAAATAGTGGAAGTTCCTGAAGATGTAAAAAATTCTTTAAAAGAAAAAATAATGGGCACACAACCTCTAAAAAAACGCCCAAAACAAAATTATACATCTAATAATGCACTAAATGATCTTTTAAACGAAACAGCAGCGGGTGACACAAATACTCAATCAGCTATGGCACCAGTTAGCGACCCATTTAGTACAGGAGCTCCAATGGAAACTACAGGTATGCCTACAGAAGTAGCAAACGCAGTAACAAGAGATTATAGTGGTTTAATGAAAGCAATAGCTAAGAAAAAAGGTAGATAATAAATGGCAAGTGTAAGAGATTATATAAGAATTAATCCTATAGATATAGAAACAAATAGAGCTGTAGGAGTTTCTCTTCCTTTTAATGGGACTGGAGTATTTAATTCTACTTTTACAACAACAGAACAAGTAAAAAGTAATTTATTAAATGTAATATTAACAGAACCAGGTGAAAGAATATTTAAACCTAACTTTGGAGTAGGTTTAAGAAGTCAATTATTTGAAAATAATATACAAAAAGATGAACTAACAGATAGAATTACAAACCAAGTATTAAAACATATACCCCAAGTAGAATTAACTAATGTAATAGTCCAAAAAGCTAATGATAGTCATGAATTATATGTTAGAGTATTTTATAGGGTAATAGCTAATGGGGAAAACGATGCTATACAAATAAATTTTTCACCAGATAGTGGTGTAGGAGGAACAAACACAACAGGAACATCATCTCCTAGTTCAGGAGGAGGTTCTTCTATGGGAGCTTCTTCAGGAGGATCTTCAGGTGGTGGAGGTGGATATTAAAATAAAAAAATATGGCTTATAATAAAATATCAAATAAAACACAAGAAAAAGAAATTAATTATTTAAATAAAGATTTTAATACTTTTAGATTCC